ATGAGGATACCCCGGTTTGTCGGTAGGGGTGCGGTAGGACCGTAACGGTTATGCTAGGATGGTCCTATGGACACCGCGACCTCTCAGGCTGTTTCAGACCATGGGCCAGAGTGCTGGTGTGATGCCTGCGCGGGTGGCCCTAACAGGCGCCTGAGCCTGGCAGAGACTGTGGCACGATGGGCTAACCGGTCAGACACGGACCCCACCTGGCGCACCGATTTGTCGGTAGGAGTGCGGTAGAAACTCCTGGTATGCGGCTGCTGCGTCTGGACTGCTCCCGATCCGACGCTCTCACGCTTTGCTCGGCCCCGGGGTGTGGGTTCCGGGCCGGCCCGTTCACGAACACCGCGGACGCGCGGGCTGCAGCGGACCGGCACCGGGCCGCGTTCCATGCGAAAGCCGCAGCCGATGCCGCCTACGCACGCCGAAAGCGTGAGCGGGCCGCGGTCGAGCGGGTGACCCTGTGAGTCTCCGGTGACGGTGCGGGATTGGCTGTTCCCCCGTATCCCGGTGCTACCCCCGCTCGAGCCGCAGCTCGAGGCATGGGCCGACGACTCACACCTTTACGATTTCGTGGCCCCGGATCTCGGGATCTCCCTCGACGCTCTACCCCTGTCGCGGTGGGCCGCTATGCGGGTGCCCGCGGTCGCCCGGGGCCGGCATCTGACGTGTTCGGCGATCGCGGGGTGTCCGCTCGAGATTCTGCGGGGGGCCGAGCTGGTGGCCCCGCAACCGACGTGGGCGTATGCGACCGATGGTCAGATCGGTGATCTCGACGCCTCGGATGCGACCCGGTGGAAGTTGACCGCGCAAGCACCTTGGTATCGGATGCTGTGGACGGTGGACGATCTCGTGTTCTATGGCGAGTCGCTGTGGTATTCCACGGGGCTCGACGTCGACGGCCGGCCGACGTCGCTGCTCCGGTTCCCCTATGCCGCGTGGACGGTCAACGAGGCCGGGGTCATCACCGACACCGACGCGCACCCCCTCGACCCCGCGCGTCTCGTCTACTTCCCCGGCCCCCATGAAGGGCTGCTCCGTTTCGGTGCCCGGACGGTGCGGCAAGCCTCAAGCCTCGAGCAAACCTCCGCCGACGTCGCCGCGCACCCCTTCCGGCTCGAGCTGCATCAGATCACCGGGGCGACCCTGACCCCCGCCGAACGTCGCGAAGTGGTCACCGAAGTACGTTCGGCGCTCGCCGCATCCGATGGGGTGCTGTACACAAACGCCGCGCTCGAAACGAAAGAGCACCGCATGGATTCCGACGCGCTGCTCATCGGGGGCAGGAATGCGGCTGCTCTCGACATCGCACGCCATATCTCGATGCCGGGTGCGATGCTCGACGCGACCACCGAGGGAGCGTCGCTCGAGTATCAGACCGCGACCGCTAGGAATCAACAGTGGATCGACTACGGACTCTCGCTCTACATGGGTGCGATTGAGTCGCGGCTCGGGATGGATGACGTGATCCCCCGCGGTCAACGGTCCGCGTTCGATACCGCCGATCTCACCACCCCGACCGCCAGCTCGACCGGCCCCGCAACCGAGGACTGACACAATGCGCTACTCACTCACGTTGACCGCTCCCGCTGCGACGATCACCGCGGCCGAGCTCGACGCACGCCGGCTCGCGGGGGTCGCGATCCCCTACGGTGAGATGGGCTCGACCTCGGCCGGCCGTCTCGCGATCCAACAGGGCGCGATCCGGCTCCCGGCCGATCTCCGCAGGGTGAAGCTGTTCCGTGAGCATGGCCGGACCACCCCGATCGGGTACGCGCTCGAGGCTGACTCCACCCCCGACGCGCTCACGATGTCGTTTCACGTGGGGGCGACCCCCGATGGTGACCTCGCGCTGCTCGAGGCCGCTGAGGGCATCCGCGATGGGCTCTCGGTCGAGCTCCACGACGTCAAGATCCGAGACGGGGTAGTGGTCTCGGCCGATCTCGTCGGGGTCGCGCAAGTCGCGGTCCCCGCGTTCGCGGGTGCGGTGCTCACCGCATCACAAACACCCCCCGAGACACCGGCCCCCGACACCGACGACGACGACGACGACGACACCGACGACGAGGACACTACGTACGATGCGGCCCCCGACGATGCGGCCGACACCCCCGACCCGGTGCCGGCCGCATCACCCGACAACCCTGACCCTCAACCCGAGGGTGAGACTTCCGAGAGTGACCCTCCACCCGAAAGTGAGACCACCGTGACCGTCGACGCCTCGAGGCCGCTCCCCGCGGCCGAACGGACCACCACCCCCGCGGGGCCGCGTACCCTGCTCGAGTTCGCTGCAACCCTGGCCCCGGTGATGACTGCAGCGGGCGAGGCTTCCACGGTCAACGCTGCGCTCGCGGACATCATCCCCGCGAACACCGGAGACCCGGGGGGCGCGTTCCTGCGCCCGATGTGGCTCGGTGAGCTGTGGACACCGCGCCGCGACGACCGCCATTTCGTCAACGTGTTCTCGGGGCCCGCGCTGACCGGGATGACGTGGGAAGGGTGGAAGTGGGATGTCACCCCGGTCGTCGGACCGTACGCCGGCAACAAAACCGACATCCCAACCTCGCCCGCGAGCATCGTCCCCGCGACCGGGGCCGCGACCCGCATCGCCGGCGGGTGGGATGTTGACCGTATTTACGAGGACTTCAATTCCGGTTTCATCGCCGCGCTGCTCGAGGCCGCAACCCACGACTACGGGCAAAAGTCTGAGGCCGCGCTCGCTGCGACGCTGCTCGCTGAGGCGACCGACGCCGGCACCGCGGCATCGGTGCCCGAAGCGATCGCGACCATCGCCTCGACCCTCGCGAGCGTCGGGGCGTCGCTCTCGACGCTGGGAATGTCGGCCGACGTGTTCGCCGCGTTCCTCGGTCTCCCGCTCGCTGAGGTTCCCTGGTGGCTCACCAATCAGTCGGTGGTCACGATCTCCGGTGAAGGATCCTCGAGCGTCGCGGGGGTGGTGGTCGACGTCGTACCGTCGCTCCCCTCCGGCACCATGCTCGGTGCGGACCGTAACGCGGTCGACTTCCGCGAAACCGGACCCTTCCGGGTGCAGGCGATCAACATCCCGAAGGGCGGGATCGACGTCGCGATCTTCGGGTATCAGGGGCAGATCGTCCACGATGCCCGCGGCATCGTGAAGGTCGCGGCCCCGGTGCCGCCGCCCCCGGCACCCCCGGCCCGCAGCTCCGACAAGTAGCCGGCACCGATGGTCGACCCCCGCAACCCGTCTAGCCTCGAGGACTCACCCCTCGAGGCTGCGGGGGCGACCGCGTTCGCGGGACCGTATGCTCCGGTGTGGCTCGACCCGGCCGACGTCCGGGCGTGGCTGCGTGACAATGCGCAACCCCCCGCGTCATCAGACACCGAAGTCGGACGGGTGTGCGCGATGACCGAGGCGCACGTCGAACGGTGCCGGCCAGAATGGGGCTCGACCGAGGGCGACCCCCCGGTGTCGACGTATGCCCCGGATGCTGAGACGTATCAGGGTGCTGTGATGTATGCGGCCCGCGAGCTGCGTCGCCGCAATTCCCCGGCCGGGGTGGAGACGTTCGGGGACGTCGGGGTGTCGTTTGTGGCGAAGTATGACCCCGACATCGACCGGGCGCTCTGTACGGGCGGATATCTGCGGCCGGGTGTCGGATGACCGATTTCGCTTCGGTGCTCGAGGGGGTCGCCGCGGATCTCGCCGCGGCCGGTCTCAACGCATCCGAGGACGCGGCCGACGTCAACCCCCCCGGGGTGCTGGTCCGGATAGAGTCGCGCACCGAGAACACCGGCAAGCTCTGCGGGACCGAGACGCTGCGGATCGGGCTGCTGCTCATCGTCCCCGACACGGGCACCCGGGCCGCGACCCGCGAGCTCGCCCGTCTCGCCTCGAGGGTCGGACCGGCCGCAAAGATCGCGGGGCTGCGGCTGCTCCCCGACGACCAAACATTCGAGCGGGTCACCATGCCCGACGACCCGACCGGGCTCCCCTGTCTACGGATCCCGACCCTCATCACCTATGCCCCCGACATCCCGCTCCCCCTGTTCGACCGCGACCCCGTATCTGCCACCCGCTGAGAGGACCACCCGCAATGACTGTTTCGAACACCCCGCTAGGTCCGGGCACCCTGACCATCGGGGAAACCGGCACCCCCGTCGACGCTAGTTGTCTCATCAACAATGCGAAGATCACTGTCTCCAAGGATCAAGCAGACTCGACCACCAAGCTCTGTGGGGACGTCGCGGCCGGGGCGACCACCTACACGTTCGCGCTGACCGGGAACGTCGACCAGGATCTCGCGACCGCGACCGGACTCCATTCGCTGTCATGGGGGTCCGCGGGCACCGCGCTCCCCTTCACGTTCACCCCGAACACCGACGTCGGGGCGACCGCGACCGGCACCCTGACCATCGACCCGCTCGAGTTCGGTGGGGATGAGATGGGGGCCGATATGACATCCGATTTCGAGTGGACGTGTGTGGGGAAACCCGTCATCGTCTACGGCACCGGGGCGACCGGGCTCGAGGCCGCAGACGACACCGAGGCCGCGTAGTGGCGGGGGCCCCGCTGCTGAGGGTCGACGGGGCCCGCGAGCTCCGCCGATCTCTCAAGGCTGCGGGCGACGACCTCGAGGACCTACGCGCCGTACACGCGACCGTGGCGCGGTATGTCGCGCTCCGGGCCGCAGCCATGGCCCCCCGCAGATCGGGCCGGCTCGCCGGGTCGGTGCGGGGGAACAATGCCAAAACGTCTGCGGTCGTGAAGTCGGGTGGGGCACGCACCCCCTACGCGGGCCCGATCCATTGGGGGTGGCCGCGACGTCACATCGCCGCGCACCCCTTCATGGTCGACGCCGCGCACACTACTGAGCCGACGTGGACACGCTATTACCTCCGTGAAGTCGAACGGATCATCTCCCATGTCCACGGAACCTAGAACACTCACCGCACCATTGGAAGGGTCGGAATCATGCCGAAGCTCACCCGTACGCTGGCGACCGTCGAGCTCGCTGACGG